AAAGTTTGGGGAGAGACAGAAGAGATTTTCAACAATGGGATTGTTTCTGTGAATCATCTGAAAATCAACAAGGGTGGATACTGCTCAGAACATTATCATAAGAGAAAATCGAATACTTTTTTTGTTGTTATCGGCAATCTGGCGATTAAGATTTGGAGGAATGGCAGCGTAGATGAAACCGTTTTATGGCCAGGCGAATCTTCAAAAGTTGAGCCTGGAGTTTATCATCAATTTAGAGCCTTAACAGATGTGGAATGCTTTGAAATATATGAAGTTGAACTGAAAGCCAAAGATATTGAGAGGCGTTCTGTTGGAGGCAAGAAATAATGAGTCAGATGATCACCACAAGAGACAGGGCTGTTACTGAGATCGTGGAAGAAATGCAGAGAAGAAGAAACGTGGAAAAGACAAAACAAGATGCAATAAGAGAGAATTGGAGAATACTCAAAGAGAAGGGATTTGGTTATTCAAAAGAGATTAGGACTCCGGCGGTTCTTGATTATGAAGATGGGAGAATGCTTTATGATGTCATGCCTGATGGGTCATGGAAAGACCAGAGATGTTTTATCGTTGGTGGGGGTGAGAGCTTAAAAGGGTTTGATTTCTCTAAACTGAAAGGCGAGCTTGTGATTGGCGTAAATAGAGCTTATGAGGCAATCGATTGCACAATTAATTTTGCTATGGATCATACGCTGTATGAATGGATAACGAAGGGGGAATTGGGTCCGAATGCAAAGGAAAAGTTTGAGGACTTCAAGGGCTTTACAGTTTGGCTTGATTCTGCCGGCTATAATTATCCTAAAGGCATATTTATACTCAATAAATCCGGCAGTCGTAATATCAGCTATTCTATGAAGAAAGGCCTTGGAGGAGAATCGAATTCAGGATTCGGAGCTTTGAATCTTGCTGTCTGTCTTGGTGCGAATCCGATATATCTTCTGGGATTCGATATGAAAGGCAGTAATGGAAAAGCATCCTGGTGGCATAACGGATATCCTGAAAGACAGGGCGATGAAGTATATAAAGTATTTAATAATGACTTCAGAAGAATCGCTCTAGGACTGAAAGAAAAGGGCTTCCAGGTGATAAATCTCAATTCGGACAGTGCCTTAAAATGCTTTGATTTTGGAAAATTCGAGAACATAAAACCGATACAGCGGCCTGTAATCACATCTTATTATACGGCGGGGACCGGATATGAATCCCAGGTAGAACATTTGAGGACTACTCTAAGGCGTTTTAATCTGGAAAATGACGTTGTGAGTGTTTCAGACAAAGGTGACTGGCATAAAAACGTATATTACAAAGCAAAGTTTATCTTGCGAATGATGAACAAGCATCCTGGCAGGGCAATTGTTTTTGTCGATGCGGATGCCAAGATACGAAGAAACCCCATATTGTTTAATAGCCTAGATTGCGATTTCGCCTGTCATTTTCATAACGGAAAAGAGCTTCTTTCCGGAACACTTTATTTCGGGAACACAAAAGGAGCTCGTTATTTGGTCAACAAGTGGATAGAAGAGGATAAATTGCATCCATTGACTCATATGCCGCAGAAGAATCTGCGGACCGTATTCGATAAACATAAGAATGAGATTAAATGGAAGGCACTCCCGGTTGAATACTGCATGATATTCGATAACCGTTCTCGAGATAAGATTATTCCGGTTATAGAGCATTTCCAACTGAGTCGGATGTATAAAGGCTCAAAAATCAAAAGATATGAATACGGGATGAAGCAATCGCTTGCTGATGTGCAGAAACTATGCAAAGGCAAGAGGATCTGCCTTATCGGAAATGCCAATTCTATTCTCAATGAGGAGAAAGTCATAGACTCATTTGACATAATCGGCAGAATGAACAGGGGAATGCCTCAAGGAAAAGAGAAATTTATCGGAAGTCGTACGGATATACTTTTCTTATCCACACATATAAGTGGCGAGAATATCCGGAAGGCATTTAATCCTAAATTCGTTGTCTGGATGACTGTCTGTCATAGGTTGGCAAGTCCCTGGGTATTGAAAAATGCCATACAGAATCCGGAAGAGGACTGGAATGTTCTATATAAAGAGCTTTCTATCAATCCTACTACTGGGCTCATGGCTCTGAATTTCATTCTCAAGCACACGAATTTTAAGAGTCTTACTATATACGGATTCGACTTTTTCGCTACTAAGACCTGGTACAACACAAGGATAGACGACGGGCAGAAACACAGTGGCGAGAAGGAGAAGGTCTTATTCATGAAAATGATAGCAGATAAGCCGAATGTAAAGCTTATATGAGGAAATTATGAAAGTAACAATAGCCATTCCCAGTTGTTCTTCTGAACGGATTCCTTTGCTTATCCAGACGGTTGAGTCGATCCAGGCTGGAGCATATAAAAACGTACATCCCGTGATAGTTGCTGATGGAAATAAGCATATATATGAGGTTGCAAGCAAGAAGTTGCATAATGTTACGGTTATTATGAATGAAAAGAGAATAGATTGGAATGCTTCTATAAATCGGGTATTGAAAGAATTTGATTCACCCTATTACATCTATGCCTCGGATGACCTCATCTTCCCGCTCGATTGCATTAGGTATGCTATGGCGACCATGCAGAGACGTTTCACTGATGGCTTTGGGGTTGTCACTATCGGCAAAAAAGGCAGATGTGCATTTGGTCTCTTCGGCCGCAAGTTTGCAGATCATTTTCCGAACCGCCAGGTATTCTGTCCTGATTTCATACACTATGGTGGGGATTCGGAATTATTACGTGTCGTCAAAAAGATAGGGAAATATGCTGTTCCTCCAGAAAGGGAGAGCCAGGTTAAGCATTTCCGAAGGAAAGATGAGACCTGGAGGTTGGCACGGGGGATAAGAACCAGAGATCATGCAATATATCGCAAGCGAGAAGAAAAAGGCTATATGTGGGGAATTGACTTTAATCTTATAACAAGACAATGACTAAAATATATTATGTCCCAAGTCGTAAAATCACTAGGGAATACCTTCTTATCAAGCAAGGACTTATGAATAATTCCAGAGTTGAACTTGTTTCTTTTGAGGAATCAAAGGATTTTATTTTTCTTTTCTATACCACTTTGAAACATAATCCTAAAATGGGAGAAATGTTTAATCCTAATGAATTGGTTTTCATTGATTATCATGATAGGCCTGATGTGGTTTTTCCTGTAGATTGTTTGGCATATTTCAAAAGAAGCTGGGTAGAACCAGTGAATCATGCCGTCAAAGCCCCTGTTTCAAGACCTTCTAATTTTTATCCTCTAACTTTTGCGATTATGGATGAATTTATAATTAATGAAAATTTGGAGAGAGACGTGGTCTTATCATGCATGATAAGACCACATGTAAGGCATCCTAATAGGCCGAAAGTCCTAAATTTTATTAAAGAGATGAATATACAAGGCAAGACACAGACAGGAGAACTCAATCAAGGAACAATGAAGAGATTCAATGATTCTGACATGAAGGAGTATTTCAGATTATTGAAAAGAAGTCGAATGGTAGTAACCTGCAATCCTAACAGATGGGAGGGTGATCATAGAACATGGGAAGCCTTTGCGAATGGAGCCCTTGTCTTTGTTGATAAAATGTATACCCCAATGACCCATCCACTTATTGATGGAAAACATTGCATATTTTATGAAGTATCAAATTCGGGACTTGAGGAACTTCGAGAGAAGATATTGTATTATTTAGATCATACGGCTCAGGCAGAAGCTATTGCCAAAAAGGGCTTCGATTTTACTATGAAATATCATAGGGCATCAAACAGGATAGATGAAATATTGGAGAGAATAACATGAACTTAGAGCTTTTTAATAAACTTTATGTAAAAAGGAATAACCCATCTCAAAGTTCGCATGAGTTCCGAATGTTTTTAGAGATTTGCGATATGTACCTGAAAAAGCATGGGATTAAAAATCCTGTTGCTGTGGAGTTGGGTGTATGGAAAAACAGACAGAAAAAGTTTTATGAACAGATTTTAGGAGCGGAGCATATAGGCATTGATTTTTCTAATACACGAAGTACCCCTGATATTATTGGGAATACTCATGCTCCGGAGACAATGAAGGCACTCAAAGAGAAACTCAATGGAAGGCCAATAAACATCCTTTTTATAGATGCCTCTCATTTTTATAAGAATGTGAGTAAGGATTTCAAGCTGTATTCGCCATTATGCAGCGACATTATTGCATTCCATGATGTGGAAAGCTGCCGATATCTCAACAAAAGGCCAAAAATGCAAGTCTGGAAATTCTGGGATGACCTGAAAGCAAAGGCAGCTAAAGGCGCAAAAGAATATAAGGATATGTTGTTCCTTTCGATATATAAAGGAGCAAGCAATATGGGAATAGGAATGATGATAAAAAAATGAAAAAATTCGTTCTCTATACAGCAATTTTTGGAAAGACTGGAAGGTTTAATATTCCTAAAATCTCAATCCCAGACGTGGATAGATTTTGCTATACAGACCTGGATGTTAAAAGCCATTTTTATAAAGTGAGAGAAATAAATTTGAATCGCCTTGATAAAATCAGAAGGCAGCGATGGATTAAAATCTGTATCCCTGATGAGATTTTCAATAATTACGAATATAGCGTTTATGTAGATTGCAAGCGTCCGATGTCTATTGATTTTAATGACCTACTGAGTCATATGGAAGTCGGCTCTGACTTCCTAACAAGACGACATCGAAGAAGAAGCTGTATCTATGATGAGGGAGAATTCTGTATCAAGAAAAAGAAAGACAACAAAGCTTTTATCTCAAAACAATTAGATTTTTATAGGAGTGAAAATTATCCAGCCCATAATGGACTTCATGCTTCTGGACTTCTTTTGAGACGACATACTCAGAAATTAAAAGAATTCTCAAGGATGTGGTGGGAACAGGTTTGGAAATATTCTTATAGAGACCAGATAAGTCTTCCTTATGTGGCCTGGAAATATGGAATGAAAATATCTTTATGCAGTGGGAGGCCTAAATGAAAGTCGTTATCTTAACTTGTAACAAATATACGTGGATGATTCCAATCGCTTTACATTTTTATAAGAAATATTGGCCGGATAATCCATACCAAACTGAAATAGTAACTGAGACTGAACATATAGATGGCAAGGTTTTTTATATTAACGATACATCATGGAGCAGCAGGTTAATCAAATATTTAAAGCAATCCAAAGAGAATAAATTCATGTTGATTATGGAAGAACATTTCATTGAAAAAAAAGTGAACACTAAAAGGGTTAAGGTGGCAGAAAAACTCTGTGAAGGCAATGTGGGTTGCGTGAGGTTGAATCATACAGATAAATGGTTTAGGGGCTATGCGATTAGGGTAGGTATCAGAAGTTTTAGGGAATATCCTCTTGATAAGCGATATTCTATGTCAATGCAGACTGCAATTTGGCAGAAGCGATATCTTCTTGATGTTTTGCGTGCTAATGAGGATATCTGGCAGACTGAAATTGATGGCTCGAATCGCCTTAAAGGATTGAAATCCAAATGGCGAATTCTCTGGGCGAGTATCCCGATTATCAATTATACGGCTGGTGGTCTCATGAAGAAAGGAAGGCCACGACTGGAAGTTGTGAAATGGGCTTTATCGGATTTAGTGAAATGAGAGATACGGAGGCTTAAATGTCATTAGGATACTTTGACGACTTAACCGATGCGAAAGCTTATTTTACGGATGAGCGATTGATAACAACAGCTTGGGATGATTTGGCTGATGATGCAACTAAAACCAAAGCCATAACGAATGCCTATAACCGCATTTATTATGACCCCAGATACAGCGTGCCGACTTATGCCGATGCCACAGCCGCACAGTTGGTGATACTCAAAAAAGTCAATGGCGAGATGGCTTATTATCTGGCTTTGCATCTGGCAGACGAAGACAGACGCAAGGGATTGGAAGCACAGGGCGTTGTGGAGGCTGGAATAGTAAAGGAAGTATACAGCAAGGATGATTTAATGGGCTTGCCTATCCCCCCATTCGTTGAGGCATTATTAGAGGCAGAAGGATTCAAGACTGAGAAGGCATTTGGGATGGTGGATATAGACCGTAAAGAAGACGAATCAGTCGATACGAAAGTTGACGAGTTCTAAAAATGGCAAACAAGCTAGGACGTATTCCCCTGAGAGACAGGACGAATGAACTTGAAAGGATTTATGGAATGGCAGAGAAAGAGATTGCAAGGGAGCTTTCTCTTTTCGATATCGGAGATTATCAGGAAATGAAGGCAATAAAAGTCCAGGAAAAGGTTAATAGCACAGTAAGACAGCTCAATCGGATGGCTGTAAAGTGGGCGAAAGTCTCCGTTCCTGAGACATATAGGAAAGGATACGATGTATCCAGGACAAGACTTGAGATACTAGGAAAAGAAAAAGATAGGGAATTCAATGTCAATAAGCATAGAAATTCTATTGATGAATATACAGATGTGACAATGAATGACCTAATTAAGGCAAACTTGAGTATAAAACAGAATGTGGCAACCTTTCTCTATCTAGCAAGACAGGCAAATTTTGGACTTCAGCAAATCCAGGAATTTGATTTAAGGAATGAGGAAATAATCGCCGGTCTTTTGGATGAGGCTATCGAGGAAGGAGCATCCAGGGGAGAGCTTGAACAGTTGATTCGGGTCCACTTTAAGCGAGAGCTCTATGAGAAGAAATTCATCAATATAAATGGCCGAAATTATGACATGATTAAGTATTCTAAAATGGTTGCCCGGACAAGATTGCGTCATGTTCAGTCGGAGGCCGTGAAAAATTCTTGTGAACAGTTTGATAACGACCTGGTGGAAATATCTGCTCATGGGACAGTTTGTCCGATATGTATTCCTTATGAGGGAAATATTTATTCGATATCTGGAAAAAGTTCCGTATATCCTTATTTGGATGATACCCCGCCGTATCATCCGAATTGTGAACATAGTATGGCGCCGACTTCAGAAATAGCCCTCGAAGCAAGGGAGAGATGGGCATGATAAACGCATATCTTGTTGATTCGATAACTATTATAAAATCAGGTGGTTATGATGAGTGGGGAGAACCATTGGAAACAACTGAAATAAATGTAAAAGGAAAAATCGAATATAGGACAAAATTAATCAAAAGTTTAGCAGGAGAAGATGTTGTTTCAAATGCACTTGTTTATCTTGAGGACAGAGAACTGAGTCATGAAGATAGGATAAAATTTGATGACAAAGAACACATAATATTAAGAATAGATAAACCAAAAGCCTTTAGTGGTCCTCACCTTGAGGTGCATCTAACTTATGAGTATAAGCCAATAAAATGAGTAAATCAGGATTTTTCTTAGACGCAAAGGAGTTTAACTCCAAGTTTAAGCATTTAACGGATAAAGCTATTCCTGATGCGGCCGCAAAAGGTCTATTCAATGCGGGCAATGAATTGACTCATGATGCGATAACTTTGCCGCCTCAAGCACCTAAGGACATGGGTGATTTATGGGGATCGAGGATCACGGAGAAAGCGAAAAAAACCTCCAAAGATATTTCAGTAAGAGTTGGATTCAGGATCAAATATGCTCATCGGCATCATGAAGTTCCACCAGGAACATTTCATTACACGACAACAAAGGGAGCTTCTCAGCCAGGACCGAAATATTTAGAAAGTAAGATGATTAAATATAAGGATAAATATATGGCGATTGTAGCAGAAACGATTAAGAGGAAAGGCAAGTGATTAAAGAGATTGCTAAATTTATTGTCAGTAAAATAGGTTGGGAACTTGATTTTGATGCTGGCATGAATGAACCAAATATTGGAGATAAAGTCAGCACTCCTAGCGATGCCAATTTCTTTATCGTGAATTATGCACTTACAAGCGGAGTTTGGGGTGCTTTAGGTAAAGGCAAACTCTGGATAAAAAAGCCTGGAGATGCCATCTGTGGATGGTTGGATAATGATATTATCACAAATAATACTTTAATCAATCAGCTTGCCACATGTGAATTCACAGTCGGAGCTCTCACTACAAGCTTAATAATAGGTGATACGCTCCAAGTGGGCCACAGGCCTCAGGATGCACCTGATGCTTGTGATACTATTTTAGAATCTTCTGGAGGCTCAATTATATTCGACCTTCCGGAGAGAGCCGATTTGGCTATTCAAGTATTGAGCAGAGCTAAAACATACTTTACAGCCAGGGCTCGGGCTTGGGCTATTTACGATGCTATTTTTAGAGATTGGATATATGGTTCGGCTGGTTGGACATTGCCTATAGTAACAGTAGGAGAGGAATATGAGGCGATGATAATAGAGCCGATGGCAACTCCTCAATATATTGGAACTGATGAAAAAAATCGGGCGGAATTTAGTTGCAATTACATTTTTAAGACAAGGAAGATTTAGCATGAAATTTAGAAAAATATAAATAAGTAGTCGGGGGAGGACACGCATCCTCCCCCAGGCTCTTACAATCGGAGGTAACTTGGTAGTTATAGATAGAACCCAATTTTATCGAGCCGTTCTTATTCTAACTCAAGTTGCCTCCGAAATTCAAATATTTTAGGAGGCAAAAATGACAGCTCCAAATCGTAATTTAGGCCCGTGTGTAGTTATTTGGGATTTGAAGGGAGACAATGTCACATTCGACAAGACAAATGGCGGGGTATATTTCCGCTATGAAGAGTTGCAGGCCCCGCTTAAACGAGATCAAGCAGGCTTGACGGATGTAAGCGATGTGACTACAGGAGCTACTAATCCAGAGCTAGAACTTCCACTAAGTGAGGAAGAGGTTGCTAAGCTCCAGACGGTCTTTGCGAATTCAGTAGTAGGGGCAAATTTTCTCAAGGTCAAAAATCCGGTTGGTGTTGATGTTTACCCGATTTCCAAACAACTTATTGTTAAACCTATTGTGAACGGAGTTATTTCCACAACCGAAGCTGAATGGCTGTATATCCACAGAGCTTTCCCAAGAGTAACTATGGAAAATGTTTATGACAATGCTGGACAACGAGGAATCAAGACAATTTTCAAGGGATATCCAGATGATATCAGTAGTAGACAGACTGAAATGTGGAGATTTGGACCCAAATCATAATTGAGGAGGAACCATGAACGAAGACAGATTTGTATTAAGCACACAGAAAAGCCTTTATAAGTCATTTGAGATTGAGATCAATGAAAAAGTCTATCAATGCATAAAGGCAACTCATCCTGTTTTAACTGAAGTTAATAAGCTCGATGCACAAATTACCGCAGAAAACGATGAACCAATCTTTAAGATAGTTGAATTCTTATATGGAGTTAATCGGAAAATTCTTGATGAACTTGATAAGCGAGAAGTTGAGGATATTTATTTCTTCACAAAGAAGAAATTCCTGGAAATTGATAAGGAACGATTAAAACTGATTGCTAATTCATTCGGAAACATTTCGGGCGAAAGAGGAAAGCAGGCAAAGAGAATAATCCCAAACCGGAAGAGGCCTGGAAACAAAGCGTAATACTTATTGCAAGAGAGTTGCCAGGCCAGTTTCCAGGGGAGGAGCTTTATAATCTGGATATCAGGGATGAACTTCGATGGATGATAGAGGCAAAACGGAAGCAATTGCTTCGGGATATGTCTCAATTACAGATGGTCAACTTGGCTATGGCTGGAGGACAGAAAGCGAAAGAAATGTATGACAATTTGCTGAATGAATATAGCGCACTCGAAGGTATAGACAGGAGGCGTGAACAGATTGAGGCAAACTGGGCAAGTTTAAAAATGATAGGGAGAGGATGATGTTAAGAAGTGCAAACATCAAAATATCATTATTGGGAAAAATTATTTCAAAACATACAAATTCAAAGAGGAGTAAACTAATTTGAGCTTCGATATTGGTGCGATTCATGGAAGTATAAAATTAGATACTTCTCAATTCGTACAAGCTAAAAACATAGTTACTAAGGGCCAGGGTTCTATGACAAAAGGCGCTTCTGGTTTAAGCGGTGCTTTTAAAGGTATGTGGAAACAGATGGCGGTTGGAATGGGAGTAACACATCTAGTTACAAGTGGTATAAGAGCAATAAAAACCCAGATTACAGATACTATCCAGAAAGGTCGAGAGTTCGAGCGAGAATGGGCAAACACAACAACGATGCTGACAATTTCTACAAGAGAAATGGATAAACTAAAACGTGAATTAATGAACCTTTCTCCGACACTTGGGGACACGACTGAACTTGCCAAAGGAATGTATCAGGTTCTTTCAGCATCCATAGAGCCAGCGAAGGCAATCGAATTTCTGGGAGTGGCAGCGAAGGCAGCGAAGGCTGGTCTGACGGATGTTTATACTTCTGTTGATGCCTTGACTACGGTCATAAATGCCTATGGAATGCAGGCTGAAGAGGCAACCAAAGTTTCTGATATTATGTTCCAGACTGTTAAGCGAGGCAAACTAACCTATGGAGAATTAGCTGGAGCTTTGGGTACTGTCGTGCCCGTGGCTGCTACTGTTGGCATAAGATTCGAGGAAGTCGCCGCCGCATTGGCTTCTCTTACCAGGCAAGGCATTAATGTTCAAACGGCAACCATGCAGTTAAGACAGGTCTTTATGGCTGTGCTTAAACCTGGAAAAGAAGCAAAAGACCTTGCCAAAGGATTAGGCATCGAATTCAATATAACCGCAATGAAAGCAATGGGGTTGGGTAAATGGTTAGAACATGTAAAAATAAAGACAGGTGGTAGTGCTCAAGCTTATTCTGTTCTTTTTAAGAATGTCCGTGCCATGACTCCTATTATGGCTCTTGCAGGTCGTGCTGCCAAAGGATTTGCAGATGATATTG